TATCAATCCCATCATCATAAATTTTTTCTAACTGCTTTTGCCAACTTGGATACTCACTTGCTCTTTGTCTTTGATATTCATTAGCGTCATACTCTGCTTGAAGTTTTTTTATTTCTGCGTCTATTTCAGAGTCAGTAGGTTTGGTTTGTTTTTTATCAAACCACTCTAACTCATCACCTCTTAACACCCATTCAGCATCAGGTCTTAAAGACTGAATAGCTTTTACTTTATCTATCATGCAACCACCTCCATTAAAATAATAGTTGATGTTGGATTTTGGTCATAAACAACAGAAGAACTACCTCTTTGTAAACGAATAACTCCATTGCTTGAATCAAAATAAGGTCTAGCTTGTGTTTTATATGTGGTAGATGATGTAGTTGATGGACTGTCTAAATAACTTAAATTTATATGCCCCCAATCATTATTACTATTATCAAAAAAGAAACTTAATGGTGCCGCAGTAGATGTAACTCTTGTTGGGATCAATATTTCAGTTGAGCCACGCAAAAGTTTCATACCAAATCCATGATCTACTACATCTCTAGCAGAATTAAAAGGTTGGTTTACAAAAATTAAAACTTTATTAGATGATGATGTTGGAGTTATTGATGCAGTCAATCCAGTATCTGTATAAGTAGTTCCAGTAATTGCAACTTCTGTGCTTGTAGTTCCTTGCACCACCTGAACAATCGTTCCAGCTTTTCCTGTATCCACAATAGTAGCTGTATTGCCTGACAATGATAGGTTGTTTAAACTACCATTACTTGTTCCACTTAAAGCTAAAGCCATAATCTCTCCTTATAATACCACCCAGTTACTGCCACTTGGCACAGTTACAGTAACGCCAGAATTAATTGTTATTGGACCAGTGGACATTGCGTTTTTATTCGTGCCGATTGTGTAATCTGACGTTACCGTTTGGTCGTTTTCTACAAAAACTTCATCTGATCCACCGCCCGTTGCACCACCACCTAGCTGTCCCCAAGCACTACCATCATAACCTTCATACTTACTTAAGGTGCTGTTAAATCTTATCATACCACTGGCTGCACTTCCACTTCTTTGTGCAGTCGTACCCACAGGAAGTTTTAGCTGTCCTGTGCCTGTAACATTAGCGTATCCTGTTCCACTTGCTGTAAGATTGACATTACCATTTGTATCAGTAGCTGAAAGCGTATTACCGTCAAGTTTTAAATTATCAACTTCAAACGAACCTGTTCTTTTTTCATTAGCTTGTAAAACAGTAACGGTTGCACCTGTTCCACCACCGTCAAACTTTAAAACAACATCTTTACCATTAGGTATTTCAAAATCATTTGACGCATTGTATGTGCCTTGAAAGATAATAATACTTCTACTACCAGATAGACTGTTGCGAATAAACACAATCTTTTCTGCATCATTTGGTGTTAGTTGCACATACGCAGTAGCACCTAAATCGCTACCGTCATTAAATTCTATATATTTGTTTCTACCGTTTGAACTTGAACCATCTGTAATAGGTAATGTATTTGGTGAACCTGAACTACCCGCAGAAGATAAAGTTACGGTAACAATTCCATTAATCGCTTCATCGATTAAATCTAAATTCGTATTAGTGGTATCCCCCCAAGTTCCACTTTGGGTTCCTGTTTCTATTTTTTCAATACCTAAATTGGTAGTATATGTACTTGGCATTTACGCTGCTCTTCTCCAGTTTGGTGTTTGTTCAGGTTCTACCTCTGTCCATGTTGGACTTTGAGATGGAACTACCTCATTATAACTCGGTGTTTGATTTGGCACAACTGTTATCCATACCACAACTCCATTAACTTGTCCACTAGCTTCTAATCCTGTGACATCAACATCAGCATTAGATTTTACAGTTACCGCATTTGTAAGCCCTAATGCTTGAAGACCACCTGTAATAACAGTAGTTGATCCTGCGGCAACAGTGACACTGCCTACATTTCCTGTCCCTGCTAATCCTGTAGCAGGTACATTAGCTTCCCCATCAATAGTAACACTACCTATATTTCCAGTAGCTGAAACTCCTGTAACAGACGTATTTGCATCAGCCGAAATAGTAACGCTACCTACATTGCCTGTCCCTGCAACACCCGTAGGAGTTACGTTAGCGACACCTGTGACAGTAACACTACCTACTCCACCTGTTGCTACTAAACCTGTAACAGGAGCATTAGCTTCGGCTGCGACCGTAACACTACCTACATTTCCTGTCCCCGCTACTCCTGTAACAGTGATATTGGCAATACCTGTTACCGTTACACTACCTACTCCACCTGTGGCTGAAACACCTGTGGCTGATATATTTACCGATAACCCACCTAATGATGAAAAAGGTGCGGACGCAAATGGGGTGTCAGAAAAAAACATTTACACCACAGTCCAAACGGAACCTGATGGCACAGTGACTGTTATTCCTGAATCTATAGTAATAGGTCCTGCACTTAGTGCATTATAATTTGTTGGAACGGTGTAATTAGCAGAAACCGTGGTAGCGTTTGCTATTATTCCATTTGACGCTTCAACTTCTGTTGCTCGTAAAAAACCTGTGCTAATTGTTACATCACCACTTGCATCTAAATTTACAGATTTACCCGCAGGATAGGCACAAAAAACATCTTTAGTTCCTGCTGAAAAATTGGTTGCTGAACCTGAATTTGAAGAAGATAAAACCGATGTTCTAGCTAAAGTAGTGCCAGAAGACGTATATGTACCAAGACCTACTTCCCACTCATCTGCTGTTTGATGAGCTATGACATAATAAGTTGTATTACTATTTCCTATTTCAGAAAACGCATCAAACCCTGTAACAGCTCCTGCTAGAGTAACTGTTCCTGTACCCGTAGTGGTCGTAGTTTCCTTTACACGGTCTTTTAAAACAAGAGCCATTTATTGGCTCCTTACGCTATTCTTATAATAGCTGTTGACGCATCAACTGTCGGAAACTGTATTGTAAAATCACCTGCGGTAGAAGTTTTATCTCCTCCAAAATCTAAAACTATAACAGTCGGATCACCCGATGCACTGTCATTATAAATTAACGCACCTCTAGCTGTGACTGTAGCTGTAGAAAAAGTAAAATCACTAAATGAAGTAAATGCAGTAGTTCCAGAACTTGAGGGGTCTACCCTAGTTAAAGTTCCACCACCCGCACTATATCCTGTTCCAGATACCTCATTACTAGTAGTATAGGCAGTGGTTGCTGCAGTAAATGACGCACTGTTAGTGTACATTGCAAGTTTAAATGTATTACCACCTGAGTTTAAAAAATTGTGTTTAGCTTCCATTAATTCTTTTTTGAAGCTCGTACACATATAGTTGCCTGAAAAAGCCATGTTATAATCTCCTTATTAGTTCAGCAAGTTTTGGTTGTCCAGCATTTATTATAGCATTATACACGGTTGTTCTGTCACTTTTAACAGCTTGTTGCATGTATAGTTCTATAAGTTGTTTGATATGTTTTTTAAAAGCATGTGCTTGTTCTTTTACTTCAGGTTTAGCATAATCAGAAACAGATACTATTTTATCTGTGCATCTTTCAGCTAATTCTTCAATACTATGCCCTCTGTTTTCTGTGGTTTTAACATCAACTTTAAAATCTTTAGATAAACCCACTTGCATGTCAAACATAAAAATCCCCTATTGTTTTGGTCTAATAACCATTCCAGTTCTATACTGGTCTGTTGTTTCTTTTGCTTCACCCAACATCTTCAATTCAGTAAGAGCTTGAGTAAATCTTTTTTCATACATAGCAGACATGTCTTGTTCACCTTTCATGTAGGTGTAAGCTTCTAGTAAACTACCATACAACAAAGCAAACGGTGCATTAGTGCTTAACCATGTCGTACCACTTTCTGCTCCTGCTGTTAAACTTGCAGGACGGTAATAATAGTGCAGTTCTACGGAATAATTGCTATCTGGAGTAGGTCCAATAATAAAATTACTAATATCAAAAACAGCGTAATATTTTGGGGTTCCTGTTGTGCTAGGGTTAGGGTTATATGACTGAACATAATCTGTATCTTTTAAATCTAAAAATACTTTTTCATTACTTGCATTGGTAAAGGATAGCGAAAAAGATGCTAAATAATCAGTGGGTAAAGCTAAAAATTGATTAGCTGAAGTCATAGAACCCGTGCTATTTTTTATAAAAAAACTTAATTGAATGTTTTTAAATATACGTTCTTCAGCAGCTTTAATAAAATCATTTAAATGATTAACAAAAGTAGTCTCATCATTTTCAGCATAATCTTGTATTGCTGTCTTTAAGGTGGCTAATGTAAAACTCATGGTGTACTCACTGTAACTGATCCAACATTTCCTGTTCCTGCTACTCCGTCAGGTGAAATACCTGCAGGAGCATCAACGGTAACAGCACTAATTTGTCCGACTCCAATAGTAGGTCTAAAGGTTGGTCCCTCAACTAAAGGAACGCCCACTGCTACTGTCAACGGTTCAACTCTATCTGGTCTAGGGTTTTTTATAGCTTGAGCATCTGAAAACTTACGTCTAGGTTCTAACTGCGGGTGCTTTCTTTCAAACTCATCGAACCCTACCAACATTCCTGTCCACTCTTTTTTCATCCTATGTAGTGGATAACGAAAACCAGAACGATCTGATATTCCAAAAGCTTTTTTACCAACAGCGTACTTTGACATTAGTTAACCCTATAATACTCTAAGCTTGGTGCAACATTAAAAGATGCTCTATCTCTGTCCTCTGTCATAGCTCTTTCAAACTCTTCCTCGTATATTGCTTTTAAAAACTGCGTCCTATTAGGTGCTTTTTTAATAGAAATATAATAAGCTAGTCCTGCTGCCAAACATGGATAAAATCTGAAAGGCACTTCCATAGTATTTTTAAAAGTATCCGCATCATCTATCCTGACCAATCGGTCAAAGATAAGTTGATCGGTACTGTTTTCAGGAGTTGTCCAAACCTTTAAAACTGGAGTTATTTGCCTATCAAGAAAAAACTGGGAGGGTCTACCCGTACTTGTTTTATCTGGAATATTTAAATACTCATCTCTACTTAATCTTTCAATACCATAATCTGTGTTATCTCGTCTTACAACAACAGATAAAATATCAATCGTATCTGCATCTAAATTATAAGACGCTGTGCCTGATATACATGTTACGGTAGTTTGTTTGATTGTCCACTGATTTAGTCCTCGATTTGCCCAATCAGCTAACAATAGATTTAGTGAGCGTTTCGCTGTTTTTAAATCATAACCAGTGCGTACTTCAACCCCACATCTTTCAAAAGCTTCTTCAATGTAGTCTGAAACATCTAGTTCAAAGTTTTTTGATCCTGAAGTTGCCATGATTTATTTCTTTTTAGGTTTTTTCTTAACTAGACCACCTGCACGCATTTTTTTGAGATTACCGCTTTTATCTAAAACACCTCTAGCAATTAACACATCTTTCTTAGTAACTTTATTATCACCGCTTAAATCTTTTAACGCACCACCTGATTTCATCTTCTTGACCATTCCACCGCCACGAAGTTTTTTAACCATACCTCCGCCACGCATTTTCTTAGCCATTCCACCTGCACGCATTTTTTTGACAGCACCACCTGCTTTCATTTTCTTCATCATGCCACCACCACGCATTTTCTTAACCATACCGCCACCACGCATTTTTTTGACAGCACCACCTGACTTCATCATAGCCATTGTTTTACGAGGACTCATTGCCATTTTTTAATCTCCTATAAAATAATTCACGTTTTTGATAAATTTCATCACTATTATATTCATCTTTATAACAGTCATAATACCCTAATTTCTTAATTTTTTCTGCTGATTCTTGTAATTTTGTTAGTCTTTGGACAAAAATAAGCCCGTATTCTTCCTCAACTAAAGGTTCAAAACTTTCCCCCTCTAAATTATCATTATCATCCCCCTCTGGGTGAAAGCCCATTAGCCAAATATCTTTATCAATAAAAAACCCTTGGGATATGGCATCATTTAATTGTTCTAAATATTCATGGAATTTTTCATAATCATCATATGCGGTATCCACTAAAATAATTAAATCATACCTATCATCAAAGGTAGATATAAGGGTATATAAACACTGATAATCTTTATCATGTTTAAAAACAATTCCTACTTTGTCTTTATCCCACGCAGCTTGTGCGTAAGGACACGCAGGAAGATTATTAAAAGCTTTGTTCTTTTTTTCTAAAACATTTGCTGACCATCTACGAATCTCAGTCTCAATAAGCTTTTCTTGGGGTGTTCCAAAAGGTACGGCTGTCATAAGTATTTTGTCCTTTTTCTTCTGTCGTCCATTACAGCACCGCACCCTTTATTCATTCTAGCCACATAACCACCTACACTTAATTTTCTTACTTTAGCTTTTGGAGTATTAGCTACAACAGTTTTACCTTTACTGCCTTCACGTTTCTTTTTCTTTGCAGTAGACGCTCTTTCGCTCTTACTTAAACTTTGAGCTTTTGCTCTAGGTAAACAACGATCTGGATTCTTTTTATCTTTGGAAGTACCACATTTACCTTTGATATTTCCACTACTATCTATTCTTACCCAATCTTCTTTAAGCCATTGTTTAAGCTGACCCACGCTTTTTCCTTTTGCTTTTC